GAACTTTCAAGATGACCCATCATCTTTTCAAAAGTCTGATTCATTTTTTCTAACTGTTTGCCAAATTGTGTTGCACCTTTATCAATATTCAAATTATCTTCGGTCTTTTTCATAGACTTGCCAGTGATATTTTGAATTTTTGACATAGCAGATTCAATATTTGGCATTATTTTATCCAAAGACGCTTGAACTCTGGCTGTATTGACGTCTAATAAAACTTCCAAGGTTTCTAATTCCATATTTCTCACCTCCTTTTCTATTCAATATTTTTTAATTTTTCTTTTGACTTTTTCTTTTACGAGTTTCCTGAATTAACATTGCATTTTGTCGCATGATTTCTTGGTCAGTAAGCATCGCTTGTTTCTTTTCTTCTTCCTCAGATACAGCTTGCACTACTTCTTCCTTGAGCTGATTCAAGAAAGGATAGGCATCTTCATATTTAGGAAAATTTTTTGGATCATTAAAAGCATAGATAGCAAGCCTTTGTTGAGAGTAATCAAACATGGCTTTTTCTTTTAGTTTATTCTCATGCCTTTTTTTATTTGCTTCAACTTGGACCATGATTTCATCAAAAGTCATTGCCCAAAAATCAGTAGAAGAAATACCAGCTTCAACTGCCTGAGGGTATAAATCCTCAAGCATGCTGGATAAATTATTATAGG